TCCCGGCAACGATTGGCAGCATTATCGGCTTATCTCCGCTAAGAAAACCATGAGCGCGCCTACTAGGATCATTACGATAGTTATCAGGTAGTTCATTTTGTCGTCGTCACCTGATCGTCGCCTTTTGTGACCGTTACCCGGCCCTCAGTAACATCGACCTTCATCGGCAACTCTTTCCGGTCGAGCTTATCCAGACGTTCAATAAGTGACTTAATCACTTCAAACTCGGGCTTTTCCTGCTTGGGATTCGCCCCGGCGATACCGTTCAGCATTGAGATCAGGGCAGTTAAAGCTGCGCCCAACAGGCCCATGACAGCGGCGATCTTCTCGTTTTCAAGGACGATAGAAGCGCCCACCCCGATCACGACGATCAGGGTGATATAGAACAGCCCCTGCTTGCCGATGGCCTTACCGGCTACGTCTTTAGCAGAGGATTCCGCTTCTAGCCTCTGTAGCTCGGCCTGAGCCTGAGCCTTGAGCATTTTGATCTCGTTCATTCCGGCCACCGATCCACCATGAACTTGATGATGTGGAAGAGGATCAACCCACCCGTAGCGACCACAACCGCAATGAAGATGGCGTCAGAGCTGTTCTTGATGAACTTCTTACGCCGGCGCATTTGATCGTAAATCATTTTCTCACGCTGCTCTTTGATGCGCCGCCGCATTTGTATGAACTCAAGGTAACCCTCGCGGCCAAGGTGCTGTAGCGCCCCGTAGTGGAACCAGTCGTACAGCGACTTTTCCATCTCTTTAATCTTGACCTGGGCGGCGTAGGCGTCAAACGCCTCCGCTGTGGCGGATTTGGTGAAGACTAGTTTTTTGAAGAGCGGCGGCTTCTTGTTCGCCTCGATGTTCATCCACTCTTGCAGATCAGAGACGGCAGACGCCCACTTGCCGAGCTGACCAAAGACATCTTCGGCCTCTCGCCCTAGCTCTACCGCCTTCTTCAGCCCGTTGAAGACGGCAGTCGCAGTCGCCAACAGACTGATTGGGTCTAGCATCAATGAACCTTCAGAACAATCCCCAACAGCAGCAGAATAATCGCGCCCGCTGCGCCGATCAAGATGTGCTCAATCCGCTTGATGCGTAGGATTGTCTCGGTCCAGCGCTCTGCGCAGACGGCCTCGTGCGTGTTCAAGCGAGCCTCCAGGTCATTAGTGGTTGCCATCCATTACCTCGCAAGGGCGTTATCCACCGGCACCATTTGTCCGGCCTGTTGCGTAAGCAACGCATTGCGCGCCGCAATATCACTTATCAGCCGCTCGGCAAGCGGGTCGTATCGCGGTTGCGCCGCTCGCTGAGCCATTCCCGACATCAAATAGCGGCGCATCCCACCTGAAATCATTGACGGGGCTACCGCACCAGCTTGCGAGCCTATAGCCGCACCTGGCGCGCCGCCAGCTAGCGCACCGAGCGCCGCTCCAACTGCGCCAGTTGTGCCCAACATAGCACCTGAACTGGGGGTGCCAAATTGTTGCGGCATCTGCGTCACACGCGGGAACACGTTTGCAAATTCACCGATAGTCTTTAGGTCGCCGGACAGATACCGACCCGCTTGCACTTGGCGTGCTATCTGCTGGGCGTTCACGTTGCCAGAGCCCTCGCGTACTGCATCTTCAATCGTGTGGCTGATAGCCATACGTTGCCGGGCGGCGCGGAAGTTATCAAGCATCTGCGCAGCATTTGGCGCTCCGCTTGCAGTGATACCTCGCTCGATTTGATTTTCTAACGCATCCGCGATGGCGCGTTGCGCGTGTCCGATTTCCGGCTCATTTTTTCTAAAGCTGGCGGAGGCAGAATTCCTCAAACGCTGAACCGCTTGGACGGCGTCACCGGCGTCAAAATTTTGCACTAAGTGCGCATTGACAAGTTTGGATACTGTATCGGGAACGGCGGCCGGAAATGACCCTGCTGCACCTTGAAACTTTTGCTCTATGTTGACTAAGTCGTTAACGTAGTTGTTGTCTACGCCGATATTGCCAACTTGCTTGATGGGCGCGTACCCTTTAGCAAACTCATCCGTCCGAATTTTTTGAAGCGCCTCTGACGTAATTGGCGCGTCTTCTGGCATGCCCACTGCACGGCGTGCTAGCCTGTTGGTCGTTTCTTGGTTCTTAGCCGACATCATCTGTTCAAGCATTGTCTTGCCGGCGATTCGTTCAGCTATTACAAAACGACCAGAAACAGGATCGACGCTACCAGGTGGCACGACATAGCCTTCTGCTTGCCCCGCCGCTAGCGTCATGTCGCGCGGTAGATTTTGCTGTTGTTTTGCTGTAAGCGAGCTTGGAAATACTTGCCGCACCCCGCCAAGCGCCGCTTGCGCCGGGACAGTGACCGCTGACAGTGGATTAGTAGCCGTCGCGGCGGCAGTCAACGCGTTTGCAATTTGAGATGCTTGCGCGCCTACGTTTGCGCCTGTTGCAGCTAAAGCATTTGCCACAGCGGGCGCTTGCATGCGTTGAGCCACGCCCGCACCTGCGCCTAGTGCTCGCTGGCTAATACCCGCTCCGGTCCGTGCAACCCCTGCGCCGCCGGTCAGTAGCGTAGATAGATCAGCAGCAGCTCCTACAGGGTCTTCTGCCAGCGTACGCTTTAGGTTTTCGTATGACCCGTATCGGTCTTTGTACATGCCACCCACAGCGTTTGCCATGTCCATAGCTTGCTGAGTAGCGGCAGGGTTGACGTCAAATCTATCTATAAACGCGCGGACTGATTCAGGCATGACAGCGCGAAGCGCGCCCGCGCCGACGTCCATGACTGCTTTTGCAGTTTGAACAGGCTGCGTAACCGCTTCATACAACCCAGTCGCAAATTGCTTTGCGCTAGCAGGCAAATTTTTGGCCGCAGCCAGCGGTACTTCGGTCGCGGCGTAAGTACGTCGCTCTGCTGGCATTGCTTCCGCTGCAGAAGCCGCCTCCGACGTTGCTGCAGAAGCCGCCATCAAAGATGGCAATTGCGCCTCGATTAGTTTTTGCGCTTGTTCAGGCGTCGTGCCTTCCGGCACTTCAAACCGAGCAATGCGGCCATCAGGCAACTCAAATCGTGCAACTGGCATAGCGGCATTCCTTACGGCTATCGTTCTTCAAATCCAAGAAATTTAACCCCGCCTGCAGCGGGGGCGGTTGCTGGCGCAGGTGTCTGAGCGGGCGCGGCACTAGGGGTTGAGCCGCGCAAACGCGGTACGGTGCTGCGCGGCGTTGCGGGCAGCGAAGGCAAATCTATTGGCTCAAATGCTGGCTCTTCTACTTTGAACCATTCAGCAGCTTTACCCGCTTTTTCTACTGATTTGTTGTGCGCTTGGATGACGTTCCTAGACGCGCGCTCATTGATGTCAAGAATGCGTCGGATAGCTTTTTCATCCAACGTAATCTTGCCGCCCGCCATTTTTTCAGCGTACTCGCGGTCAGCGTTTGACAAGCCCGTACCCGCACCAAACTGTTTGATAAGCTGCCCGACGCTAGCCCCCATAGTAGCGGTAAAGGCTTGTGCATTAGCAGATGCTTCAGCGTACCCAAAATCAATACCTATTGTTTTAAGGGCTTGATTTAGGTTTACAAGGAACTCTGCGCCGGTGCCGGTCAAAACGCCTTCTTTCAACAACTGACGGCCAGTGTTAATAGTAGCCAAGTTACTGGCCGCCGACGATGCGCCTTCACGTCCTTTAGCAATTGCTTCTGCTTGCTCTTTGCCCAACGCTGTGACAAGCGCCGTTTCTTGTCGCTGGTCAATGTTAATTTGTTGACGCTTAGCTGCTTGCGCCGTCTCATACGCTTGTTTTTGTTCTGGGGTAGCAGTTCTAAGCCATTCAGCCACACGCACGTCTGCGGGCATCTCAGCCGGGCCTTCCGCCCGCACTAACTGACCAGTGCGAGTGTCAATTGCGCCAACGCGAGGCACGTTATGCAAGGTAGGTGCTTTGACCGCTTCAGCTAACTCAGTTTTCAAAATTTCCATCCGCGCTTTGGCTTGCGGGATGTTGGGAAATTGCGCAAGTTCTGTCATCTCGCGCCGGATGGCGTCAGGTGAACGAAGTCCTCGGCCTAGCAGGGCGTTAACAGGCTCGGGCGCTTCTGCGCCTTGCGGCGCTAACGCGTTAATTCTTGCTCCAGCGGGAGCCACTCCCGCAGCGGCAGGCGCAGTGCCCGGCATAGCCGGAGCAACAGCAGCGCCGGGGGCAGCCGCAGCCGTTGGCTCATTACGTTTCAAAAACGCCGCATAGCCTTCTTGTTCTTTTAGCTTTTCCAGCATCTGCGTGCCGAGCTGCAGCGTTTTTGGTGACCGCATCAGCGTCTGCGCAACTACCCGCAAATCTGGATTAGCGCCCATTTGCGACAGCTTTTGCTGAAGTTCCAGCATCTCACGCCGGTCTTGCTCAAGCTGCTCAATCTGCATGCCAGCAATCTTCTGCTGCTGCATGGCACTTTGAATCTGCGTGACTTGCGCCATCTGCGCAAGGGGATTCGGGACTTCCAGCCCTTTGACTTGCAGCGCGATGTTGGGGTTAAGCGGCATGGCGTGACCTCACAGACCGTACATAGACGCGCGACGAACCGCAGCATCTTGTAACGCGTTAACCATATTTTGATTGGCTGAATAATTTAGGTAGGTGTTCAACGCACCTGTCAGCGCGTTAGTCATGCCGACTTGCCCAGCGGCCTGTGCGGCTGCGCCGCTGGTCGCTAGATTGCCAACGTTGGTGCCGTACTGCCCGGCGGCTGTAGCTTGGTTTGAAGCTGCAGCTTGCCCCGTGCCCATTAGACTGCCCAACGGCTGCAGTCGATTGGCGCGCTCGGTCTGGAACCGATTGAAAGCGCCGCCGTACTCTTGCGAGGCAAGGTCTTGGCCGTAGCGCGACAGCGCTTTGCCAGTAGCGCCAGACAACAGACCGCCTCTAGCCGCGCGGCTGGCCTCGAGCGCCTTCATGCCTTCTGACAGCCGGAACGCGTAGCCGGGGTCGGCTTGGAAGTCTTGCATGCCGAACGGACGAGCGTACCTGCCAAACTCAGCGCCTTGCGTGCCGCCAGGCAAGCCCAAGAGCGTCAGCAGTTGGTTTTGCGCGCTGATGCCCGCCGTGCGGAACGGCTCTTGCAGCGCCTTTTGCTCTTGATATACCTGATAGGCTTTATCGGCAGCGTAGCGAGCCGCGTCTGCTTGTGTCTCGGCGGCGTTGCTTGCCGTTATCGCACCTAATACGCCGGTGCCTGCGAGAGCCAAAGGCACCAGCGCGTTTGCGCCGAGAACGCCCGCTCCTGCGCCGGCTGCACCCGCTAAGCCTGCGCCAGTGAGCGCTGCTGCGCCTGCGCCAGGAATAACAGCGCCTGTGACTGGGTTAAGAACGTCTCCGTAACCGCCATAGCCGGAGATGTTCGCGCCTGTTGCGGCGGCACCTGCACCAGCACCAGCACCAGCACCAGCACCTGCACCAGCACCTGCACCAGCACCTGCACCTGCACCTGCACCTGCACCTGCACCTGCACCTGCACCTGCACCTGCACCTGCACCTGCACCTGCACCTGCACCTGCACCTGCACCTGCAGTCAAACCTACAGAGGCATCGTAGGCAGCTAACGCTTCGGGGCTAAGTGCGTTAGCGCCGGCTGCGGTGGCCGCAGCGGTAGGGGCAAGGGCATTTGCTGGCGCAGTTAAGCCAGCCGCCGCGTCAAACGCCGCAAGCTCTGCGGCAGTGTAGGGCGTCGCAGCGCCCATCGTAGCTAACGGCGCAGTCGCGACGGGAAGTGTTGGGCCTATAAAAGGACCGCCCGCACCGCCGTAGCTAACGGGCGTACCGAAGCCCATATTAGATGGCGCTGCCAGTGCTTCAGGGCCGCCCAGAGCCGCGATAAATTCAGGGTTTAATGTTGCGGCAGCAGGAAGCGTAGCGGCTCCTGTAAACGCTGAAGCAGGAACAGCCAGCCCTTCCGCGCCGCTAAGTGCTGCAAGCACTTCAGGACTAAGCGCTGCGGCACCCGCAGCAGGCGCAAGTGCATTTGCACCCACACCCAACGCGTTGTAGGCTTGCCCAAGCGATGCGTCAATGCCAGCGCTACCTAAACTGTTGATCGGCGCTAGCGGCGCAGTTGCAACCGGAAACGCCGTGGCGACGGGCGCAGTGGCGGGCGCGGCAACAGGCAAACCACCTAATCCCGCGTCCAACGCAGCTAGCTCTGCAGCGCCTAGCGTCGCCCCAGCAGCAGGTGCTGCGGCGCTAGCTGCGGCTGGCACTGCTAAACTTTCCGCGCCTAACGTTGCTGCGATCATGTCGGTAGCAACGGCCTCTGGCACCACGGCATTGGTTGCGGCGTCAAAGAACAGGCCCTCTCCTCCGTAGTACAAACCGGCCAGTGCTGCTGCCGCTTTGACTGCGTCAGGATGGACGTTGAGCGCGTTAGCAACTGGGTTGATGACTGTATCGGTCAGCCCACCAACAACGCCGCCTACACCGCCCAATAAGCTGGAGAAAAAACCAGTGCTACGGCCTGGGGTCACATACTTTTGAAGTAGCGCTGAGCGTTCGTTAGGCCCAAGATCAAGCCCCGGTTCCAACCGCCTTAATTGATCTACTGACACACCCGCAGCACTTGCGGCCTCTTCTGGCGTAAGCTGTCTAGTGCCCAATGCACCACCAATAATTTGGCGGTACTCTGGAGGCACGTCATACGGGGATTCCCCCGAGACATGAAAGCCAGGGTCATAGTAGATCAACTGATTTTTTAATCTAGTTCTGACTTGCTCTGCGGTTCGCTCGGCCATGCCGCTCTCCTAGCTTATCTCGCGTCCGCTTACGCGGAAGTTCATAGACGCCGCAAGGCTGCCAAGCGTCGAAATAGAGTCGCCCGTGTTCAGGATGTGCCCTGCAATCTCTGGGAACGTGTAGGTTTCAGCAGGTTGCAAGGTCTTTGCCTTAACAATCAGGTTGCTGTCGCCCGCAAGCTGCCCCGCCGGCACCAAGTTGACGCTGATTGTACGCGCAGCCGAGCTATAGTTGGTAGCAGTCATCTTATCAATGATGACTGCTGCGACCGTCGCCACGTACTGAGTCGTTTGAACCTGCTCGACCGACTTGGCTTCAACCAGCGTTCTGGCGTTGATGGGCATGTTACAGCTCCGCGTTAGCGTCCCAGTGAATCGAGTAGCCGTTACCAGCGGTTACTGCGGTATTGCCTATCAGCGCAAACGCGCTGTCGCCAATGTTAGCCGTCGCGGCAGTGGGGGTTGTTGTGTTGGTAGACCAGTTAGCTGTAGCCGCATCCGGCGCGTATGTTGTGATAGTGGGCGCCGCTCTTTTTGCTACGGCAAACGTAACCGAAGTAGAAAACGCTTGGTTAAGAACTTGTCCTGTGGCATACGCTGCTCCAAGCGCCGACCCTACGTTTTGAGCTGGTGCCGTAGCGTAAGGAAATGATTTTTCATAATAACGTTGGCACATTGAAAGCTCTACGCCAAACGGGCGATGTTCAAACGCGGTTGCCGTGTTGCCAATCTCTAGCTGTACCCCGGTAATGGCAAAAATGTTGCCTATAGTATCCAGCACATTAACCTGAGTAGACGTGCCAAGCCCCCACGTGTTAGCCCAGCTTCCAGGGCTTATCTGAAAATCAGTGCCGCAATAAAGCGACCAACCAACTGTCAAACCGGTTCCGCTTGTCCAATCCCATGTGCCTGCAGTAATCAAGCCGTCAAAAACTGTAATTTCCTTATATTCCCAAGTGTTAGCTACTGAGACATTGTATTCGGCCACATACGACCGATCTACACTTGGAAAATTATTGTTGAAAAACGTAACGCAATGCGTACCAGTCTTAGCAGACCGGACCCAAAATGAAAGGGTAAAAGTCTTCCCGATCAGATCGCGCGCAGAGTAGCCCTCAATTTTTTGCATCAGCGTCCAATATTCCGCTGAGCCAACCGTGGCATCGGCAGTAGCTACAGTGCAACGAAGACTGTATGGCAGTGTTGGCTCACTAGCAGGGCCATCCGCCGCTTGCGTCACAGTAACAACTGCAGATGTTGCCGCTATGCGGGTGTACCTATCTAAGGTATATGATGCGCCGGTGCCAGTAGTAACGCTAAACGATGTGCCTCGCTGCGCGATTTCCATCGCACCGTTAATAATTTTATTGCGTAGCCCTGCAAGTTGGCCGCCATTGTAAGTAGTGGCTACTACATAACCACCTGTAAAGTTACCGCTAACATTGCCTGTCACATCGCCGTTAACATTGCCGGTAATGTTGCCCGTGATAGGTCCGTTAAGCGTTACGTTGCTGATTGTGCCGCCTGTGATCGACACAGCGCTGGCGTTTTGAAGTGCCATATCGCCGAACGCATTGAACGGGTCAGTCGTGTATTGAGTAACGCCAGCGGAGTTTTGAAGAACAAACCGATAAGAAAACCCCGCTAGCAAAAACACACTTGCTTCGCCGCGAGCGTCCAACACGATTGGATTGGTGTTGGCAGTCGTTTGCGCTTGCGTGGTGTAAGTTGCTAAAGGGATTGTTGTGCCGCTAGAGTAGGTGTACAAAAGCCCATACGACAGCGGGTTGCCGTTAGCGTCAAGAAACTGCAGCTTTGGGGTCGGGGAGATGGTGGCCATGTTCGACCTCAGATGTTGTTCGTGACGGTCAAAATGACCGAGGGAATGCCGGGGACCGGCGGCGAAGCAGCCGTGGACAGTATTTGACAGCTTGTGTCATCTGTTGACCACATCAGCTCAAAGTAGTCGCCAGCGTTAAATTGGTGGATAAAGTTCCACGCGGCCACAAGCTCAGAGTCATTACCTTGGATGCGGACTTGAGAGGCAGAATCAGGCACGTCAACGCCGTTAACTCGCAACCAGATATAGATAAACGCAGTCCCGCCGGAAATTTTATCAAGCTGCGCGGAGAACTGAATGTTAAAGATGCCTGGCCGGTCAACGTAGATGCGTGACGTAGGCGAGCCAATCGTCACGCCGCGTTGGAATCCGACCGTGTTAAAGGTCATGCCGTACGCAGTGTTGATGGCGGCAGCCGTCTGCGTGGTGGTGTCGTAGAAGTACCCGTAGCGCGTAGTGATGAGTTGCGGCGTATCAATTGCTGGAATGGTTTGGATGTCTTCTAGCGAGAACTGATTCTGGCCCAGCCCCAGCAACGTAAACGAGTTGTTGAAAAAACGATACCACTCACGCTGCATGACATTGTCCGGTCCTTCAATGACCGGAACACGCTGCGCCGGGATACGCGTGATGTTAGGCATTGGTGCCGCTCGCAATCAGCTCTGCACCCATGATTGCTACATTTCCATAGCCAGCGCCACTTACTTCGTAAACGCGGTCCCGCAGTTTCTGCGTCATGCCAAGACGTCGCCAAATGACGCGCTTGCCTGTTTGGCCTTGGTAGCCCATTGATACAGTATGCAAGTTTGACCACGTATGACCGCCATCGTCAGACCAACGTAAGCTAGCGTTCATAGCGGCAATTGCAAAGTTGGGTCCTGCTGACCTAAGGCTAAATTGTGGGTCCGTAAATATTACAGGCACACCGTTGCTGCGCAACACCGCTGGGTTTGTCACGTTGTATATTGTTCCGTCGGACGTGCGCACCTCCCACGGTGGACCTTGCACGCCGGGAACCGGCTGCGTGGGCAACGGTGCCGTTGACGTGCCAGCCTCACAATCCAATTGCAAACTGTGCTGAGCTGTGCGCTTTAAGTTGTTCTCGTTGGTTGGCAACGCGCGCCACGACCGCAGCCAAGTTTGTTGGTTGTACCCGTAAAACTCAAAATTAACGTCAAAAGTGTAATAGCCTATTATCGGCAAGCTACTGTGCCCGACCAATATCTTGTTGTCGAAAACAGCCATGCAAGATGGAATGTGCCGTCTTAAAGAATCGTCAGAAACAATAGTGGGCGCACCAAAATTTAAACCAGCAGTTTGGGTGTAGCCACGCTGGTGCCACATCTGCGTGGCTGCGTCGTACACCCACGTTACGTCCGCCGTGGGAAACGTCAGCACATAAAACATGTGCCCATCTTGTTGGTACGTGTAGCCAATAGCGTCTGAAAGGGTGCCGTACGACTGGATAGCGTACTCAATTGCATGCGTCGAGATGCGCTGCGGCTGGTAACCTCGAGCGCGGTACACCATGCCAAAACCACGAGCGTCAGTGCCTAGCCAGAAGACGCTGTTGTCCATCTTGGCAACAGAGTACGGCGCTACGCAACCCGTCTCTAAAAACGCGCCTTGGATTGGCGCGAGCGGGTAATCAGGCTGGCCGGCGTCGTACCAAACCTCAGTTGAATTGTTGCCAAAAATCCAGATTTCTTTGTGGTCAACAATCAGCGCTACCACGTTGTCTGGCGAGGCTTCCGCACTTGCAAACGACAGCGGATCGATGCTGCTGCCATCAAACAATTCCGTCACCCACACACGTTGGCTGTTGGGCTCGTTGAATACAAAGTAGCCGTTGATGTAGCCGACCGTAACAGCGCCGGGGAAATCAAAATCGTTGATTTTTGCAAACGCGGTCGTGTTGATGTTGTAGATATACCCATCTGGGTTGGCCGCAATAAAAATTTGCGTGCCGTTGTCCACCATGCTGACAGGGCCTGTGCCCGTAATGCCAGTGCCTATGACTGAAGTATTAGTGGTCGTTATGGAAATTAGTTGTGATCCTGCTACTGCGTACAAAACCCCTTTTACAACCCACATTCCGCGTATGTAACCAGTTACCCCTAGCGTTACATAAGTAAGTATGCCCGGCACGCGTTGAAAGTACGCCGCCGTTTTGCCCCCGTCCGGCGTAGATTCGGGATACATGTTGACGAGC